CCCAGTTCAGCTCGATACCGAATACCACGTTTTCAGAAGCGATGAAGCCAACCGGCTTCGGTGGATTGCCCACTTTACCCGTCAGCGTTTTCTCTTCTGAATAGCCCCATCCGGATGAAATTTCTGCGGCATTGATTGCGCGCACGCGCACCAAGTAGCGCCCGGCATAAATTCCGGGGACGTCGAATGACGTAGTGGAGCTGCGCGGCACGTTAACCCAGTTCCCGTCGTTGCGGCGCCACTGCGCTTCATAGGCGATAGCGTTCTGCGCCTGGTCCCAGCTCACGCGCATCGTTTCGACGCTGATATTCTGCTGAACCACGGAAAACGAGCTGATCACGATGTTCGCAGGCGGCGACTGGTTACCCGGCGGGATCACGCTCACCGGCCGCTGGTCGATAATGGCTCCGGTATCGATACGGGCATATTTATCCGGGTCGTGCCATGCGCCAGTAATCGAGAACGTGCCATCATCCTTTTCGGAAACGCTGACAACACGATACTGCTGCGCATAGAGTTCGTCAGATTCAACCACCCAAACAGCTTCGGCCTGTGGCGTCTCACTGTATGCCGTGTTGACTGTGACTGATTCACCGTTCACGGCCTGAATGGTCCTGCTCTGCGACGCTCCGGAGGGAAGGTTGAGAATAAGGCGATCCCCTGCTGCTGCATCTGCCACGCGGTCAAGTTTGATAACGCGACCGTTAACGGCGCTGATGCGGCCGCCCATAACCTTTCCGGAAAGCAGCTCGTCTGCCACGGCGATGATGTAGCCCGGCTGCGGAATGTTTCCGTCCAGCCCGACATCAAACGAAACAACGCGATCCTTGTTGTTGGTGAGAATACCCCAGCGCCCCTTTCGGTTCGCCTCTGACTGCCTGGTGCAGCCGATGGCTGTCATTTCCAGCTGATTGAAGCCGTATCGCGCCACCAGCGCCTGCTCAAATACCGGCTCCATCGCGTCGGCATAAGCGTTACCCGGGTCTGACCATGAAACCAGCGCTGTGGTGTAGCGGCTTTTCGTGGTGCTGCTCGAATAGGTGAATCGACCGCCAACAACGTTAGCGCGCGTGTAGCTGTAATCAACATCGCGCGGCATGTCAGCCAGGGCCACAATCTGATCCCCGCCCCAGTAGGTCATGCCACGGAAGATAGCAGCAAAATCGCGCAGGACTGTGTAGGCGTCGTTCCGGTCCTGAATGTACACGTTGCAGGTGTAACGTGGCTCGGTACCGTTGCCTCCTTTGCCGTCTGGTACCATCTGATCACAATACTGGGCAACCTGATAAAGCGTCCATTTATCAATATTCGCAGCGGTCAAACGGTGCCCAAGGCCGAACCGGTCAGAAACAACCAGATCGTAAAAAATCCACGCAGGGTTATCCGTCCATGCCCACTTAAACGTACCGGTCCATGTACCGCTATAAGTGCGGGTTTCAGGGTCGTAGGTATCAGGAACGCGGATAACACGGCCGCGGGGCTCGCAGGAGATCTGCGGGATAGAGCCGTTAAACTGGCTTGAATCGAATTCGATGTAGAGTAACGCTGTGTTTGGATATCGTAACTTGGCGTCAATAACCTCAGTGAAGCTCTGCAGCGTCATCGTGTCGCCGATCTTCGCGCTGTTGGCGTCAGAGGTAATCTTACGCAGGCGGATTGCCCAGGTGCTTCCAGCTTGCGGTAAATCGATACGGTGGCTGCGCTCATAACCAGACGTCGTTTTGCCGGTCACGCTGGTATTGAGTACCGTCTGCCATGTGCCGCCGTCCGTCTGCAGGTCAATCGCATAATTGATCGAATAACCCACCAGATCGCCGTCGTCCTCCTGTTTGAAAAGCGAGGGCCATTTCAGACGCAGGCGAACTGCTGAAAGCTGCGTATTGGTAAAGGTGCGCGTCCAGGCTGTAGCGCTTGATACCTCAGTTCCTACGCTGATTTCGTTTTCGGTACCGGGAATACCCTGAATATATTTTTGCGCCTGCGTTCCCGCGCGAAACTCCCACGTCACGCCGCTGAAGTTTTGGGAGCCGTCGGCATTCTCCAGGGCCGTTCCGTCCAGGTAGATATCTTTGCCGGTTAGCTGCCCTGCAAACTCACCTTCCCCAAGCGCAACGAGGATTTTTGCCTTCGCTACAGATTGCAGATCATCAGGCTGTTCGGTAGGGGTTCGGGAACTGGAGCTGCCGCCCTTGCGGCCCTTTAACACTTTATCTGTAGCCATATTGCGCCCATAAAAAAGCCACCCGAAGGTGGCCAGAAAAAAGGTTAGTTATCTACTGCTGATCTTCGACATAAATTCCGGCAGAAATAATCGCTCCGCCTATCCGCCGGCGACCATAAAGGAGCGGTACCGGGTAGCCTTGCGCCGCGGTGTTTGTTACACCACCGAATGCGTAGGAAGCGCGGTTATCTGCACTTTGTTTGCTGGCTATGCCTGATGGCTGTGGTGAAAGAAGCTGAATAACCCCACCGAGGACCAACGAGGCGCCAGTTGCTGCAGCAAACCCAGTTAATCCACCAGCAGCGAACGCAGCGCCAACTCCGCCAGAAACAAAGACAGCAGCAGCTATCAAAACTGCTCCTAATATCGTCTGAAAAAGACCAGCGCGTTTACTACCTATAATTACAGGCATAATCCTTACTACATCGCCTTCAGAGGGAAAACCCATCTCATCTGCTGCAATATTTTTTTTCCCTTTAAACACCGCGAAAGTTAATCCGCGACGTTTACTGCTGATCATGAAGCTTTCGAAACCGGGCAATGTTTTACTTAAAGCAATAGCAGCTTCACCAGTTCGCGCTATCAGTCTTTGATGGGTTCTACCGAAGGTCTTTCCTAACACTCCGCCGAGCTGAATTGTTGTCATTACTTCTTTCATATTCTCACCATAAAAAAACCCGCCGAAGCGGGTTAAGTCTTGGTTAGATACAGCGTTCTATTACTTTAATCCGGCTGTTGATTCGATAAGCAAATAGGCCACCTTGATGACGGAATTCAATCTTGGTAATTCCGCCGTCCGATATTAAATCAACCATCTCAAGTTGAGATTGTGTAAATACAGTTTTACCACCTTCATAAGGCTGAATAAAAACGCTTCCATATTTTTGGCTTTCTTCTTGCCATCCAGCGAGTATGCATTCAGCTACTGCGTCAATTTGTTTCTTCGATTGAAAAGTATTTGACGCTGGCTCCTTCCGGAGATCCTGCATACTGGAACAACCAGCCATGATTAACAAAGAAAGTGCCAATAATGTTTTTTTCATATCCCTATCCCCTTTGGTTTTACAAAAGGTTAGCACAGAGATTTGTAACGTAGAATCTTCATCGTCCTTTCCTGCCAGTAGCCCCCATACGGCACGCGCTGGCTCAGATGTCCGTACAGGTGGTGCAGCAACATATTGCCCTCCAGCAGGATTCCCGCGTGGTTCCACTTATCAGCCTGGACCTGCATGATCACCATATCGCCGGGTTTCGGTGGCCCGTCGAATTCACGGAATCCGCACTCATACCAGCAATCCTGATAGAAGTTGTCCGGATAGTCGTTTTCCCACCAGGGATAATCCACACGGTAATCGTGGAGCTCGATACCATGCGTTTGCCGGAAATAGCTCATTACCAGCCCCCAGCAGTCGAAGTGTCCAAGCACAAACGGACGCTCCAGCAGCGGCAGTTCTCCGCGCGGCTGGATGGTGCGTAAATCCCCCTCCGGCCAGCTCACAATATGCCAGGGTAAAAGCGTTGCGTCGCATTGCGCTTTATCCAGTTCGCTCGGTTGCGTTGTGGCGTCAGGGTGACTGTGAACGATGGCGATCACCGTTCCCCAGTCCTCAGCAGCTGCGTAGTCTTCGGGGCAAAGGACAAAATTGTCCTCCGGCGCCGCGGCAAGATTCCGGCACGGGAAATAACGTTCAACGCGGCTTTTCTGCGCCACCACGCCGCAACACTCAAGAGGATATTCAGCTGCAGCATGCGCCATAATCGCATCGATGGTTTTCTGACGCATATCAACTCCTGATCAAAGACGTGCCCGGGAAGCCACCAAACGAGAGTTCGTTATTTTCGCCGAATCGGAGTTTGCAGGCCGTCAGCGTGCCATTGCATTCATCCAGCGACGGATCGCTTACCGGGTTGTTGTTTTTATCGAAATAGCGGGTGCCGGCATAGTCGCAGCCGTCGCCGGTACGATATTTATTCCGGATGCACCAGGTGCACAGGGAATGAAGCTGTCGCGTCGGGATCATTTGCCCCTGCAGGTCCATCGGGCTGGACAGAACAAATTCAACGGTTTCACCGGCAAGCTCGCCAGTTTTCCCGTCGATATACCAGACCTGCAGCTTTTCCTGAGTCGGGTCTGCTGTGGGGTTGCCGTCCGCGAAATTTCTGGCATCGAGATATTTCTCTTTTGTGTCGTGAATAGTGACTTTCGCCTGTAGCAGATCGTCATACGCAAGACACAGGGCTGAAATGGAGCTTTCGATGTTCGCAACCGTCAGGGATGGCGTTGCATTACTCCCACTGGTTGATTTCTCCAGACCTTCCAGTTGATATGGCCAGGCAGCATATTCATTTCCCTGCCACCAGATTGGTTTCGCCGGAAGCTTGGACTCATCCCCACCAGCGGCGATGATTTCCGCCTCTGTGTGGGGAATGCTGTAATTGTGAAAGCGGAGAACGTCCGTTAGCCCAAAGGAAGAACCGTCCACCTCAATCAGACGAACATCGTTTCCGGATTCCAGCTTCTGATAATCTGCGTTTAAGCTCATGGTTTAAATGCCTGGATGAATGTTGCTTCAAGGTTGAATTTCCCCGCGCCAAGCCCGGTGGGTTTATACGTTTCGCAACGATACAAACCCAAAGGTTCGAGCGGAGGCTTCCATTGAAAGGCTTTCGTTCCTTCATGCCTGTCGAGAAAAGATTTAATGGCAGAAATGTAGGTTTCGTTGCCAGTGAAGTTGAGCGTCCATTGCTGGGTTCTGGTGTTCAATCCATCCCCTGAAACCTGCTCATATCCATCGCCAAACTGGGCTTTTCTGACGCGGAAACTTGTATCAGCCTCCGCGTTTATCCGTGGGCACCAGGTGAAAGTTTCAATGGCCATAATTATCGGGTTCCTTTCATTGCGTTCCAGATGTCGCCGCCGGGACGAATGTCACGCATCACATTCTGCTTATAACGTCGATCAACAAATTCCCCGACCTCGGCACCAAATTGCTCAAGGCCTGGTGAGGCCTGAGTTTGAGTGTTGCCGTTGCCATCGATGGTGATATAAACCTGTGGCGCCGAAGATACAGACTGACCGCCGCCACCTCCGACTGCACGAACGCCGAGAGAACCATCCGGCGCGCGGGTAAGCGGCATGATCGCCTCCGGCCCAGCCTCGCCCATGATTCCGGCCCCGCCTTTTGCGAAAGCGAACATGGTGGGGTTTCTGACGATCCCATTACTGAAAGCGCTCAGAGAGGGGGAGTCATAAACGCCGCCTTTGGCGTTAAACTGGAAGTTCGATCCGTAACTGGAAACCGCCGTACCGGTGCTGGCTGATGCTCCCGCCCCGCCCCCGAAGAAGCTGCCTACACTGCCGATGAGAGAGCCAAAGATGCCAGAACCGGAAGAGGCCCCACCCATCGCGCTAACCGCCGCCATCTGCAGAGCCACTTTTTCGATAATCTGCAGGACAGAAATACCCCACGATTTCCAGCTAACCTTATTGCCTTCGAGCATTGAGGTGACGTTACCAAAAGCGCTGTCGATGGTGGTTTTCACCCCGTCAGAAACCGTGCCGGATACGTCACTGATTTCATCAAACCAGTTGGCATAGCCGCGTGATACTCCGGACATCCAGTCCGCTTCAGCTGCGGCTATAGCCTTGTATTTCTTATCCAGAGCATCGAGGGCTGCGGCGCGCTGCGCGATGGCCTCGGTACCGCCGTCCGTTTTAGCAAAAACACGGTCGATCTGTTGCGTCTCATCGAACCGGCTGCGCTGGCGATCACTCATGCCTGCGGTTTCGGTTGTCAGCGTCGCCTCATCCCTGAACTTTCGGGCCGCTTCAGTTAAATCCTTCAGGGCATCAGCCTGTTCGCGCTGCTTGCGCACGTTCTCGTCGGCTTTTTGCGCCCATTTTGCCAGCTCTGCTGATGACGCCTGGATTGCTCTACGCTGCTCGTCGGTCCATTTAGTGCCTGCCTGGTGCGACGCCGCGTAAAGCTCAGAGGCTTTTTCTCCTTCCGTGGCCCGGACGCGTTGCACATCGATAGCAACGCTCAGATCGGCCATTTTCCGGGAATACTGTTCGGCGGTGCTGGCCGCTTCGCGCTCGGCTTTACTAGATCGGAAGAGCACACGTCT